CGTCAGCGGAACGACTTACAATGCTGTCTTTCGCTGCACCGTTACTGATAATGCTGCTGCAACGGCAACCGTTGACGTATCAGTGACCATTGTTCGCGGCGATTTCAGCGCATCGGCAAGTCCAGACTATCTTTACAAGTCAACGTCAACTTCCAGCGCGACAACCTCGAGCACTACAGTAACTCCGACAGGGGGTGTTTCGCCTTACACCTACTCTTGGGCGTTATACGAAGGAGACACCCTAACCGTAACGAGCCCGACCTCTGCAAGCACTACATTTAGTTTGACAGGTATCAGCGAAGGCGAGACGTATTATTCAACTTATCGCTGCACTGTTACGGATAGCACTTCGGGTACTCCGCTGACGGCAACTGCCGATGTGCTGATTACGATTGAGCGACCAGATAGCGGTGGGATTCCACCATGATTAGGAGACAGCCATGATTGATCTATCAAAGTTCAAAGTTCCGACGGGTTCTCTGTTAGTTGATGGCGGTCTCGTGGTCGCCCTGATTATTTGGGGAACGCAGATGACTTCTAAACTTGATGCGATCAGTCAACGTCTTGAAAAGGTTGAGCAAGTCAGTATTCAGCCGGAAGCCGATCGCCGCATCGCCGTCATCGAGGCCAGATTATCGGATACGAACTCGCGTCTGCAGTCGATCGAGGGTAAATTAGATCGCGTCCTCGAGCGACGTTAGCCGTGGAACTCTTTGAGATTTTTACCCGAGCATGGCCTGTCATCCTTGCTCTGATTACGCTCATCATTGTGCTCTCGAAGTTAGACCTTCGCGTCGCAGTGCTTGAGGACAAAATCAAAACGCTGTTTGATCTGATAAATAAACGGGACAAATGAGGCCGCTATTATGATGACAATGCTTTCTACCTTTCTTTCGTTTCTTGCTGGTGGCCTTCCGAAGATTCTGCAAATTTTTCAAGATCGACAGGATAAAAAGCATGAACTGGCTCTCGTTGCTGCGCAGAAAGAGCGCGAACTTGCCCTCGCCGAACGAGGCTTTATCGCGCAAGCCAAAGTTGAAGAAATCAAGACCGAGCAGATCGCTATGCAGACTTCTGCGGAGGAGCGAGTTGCCCTCTATCAGCACGACATGGAAATCGGTAAGGGTGCCTCGCAGTGGATGATCAATCTGCGCGCATCGGTGCGTCCGGTCGTGACCTATATCTTCGTGCTCGAATTAGTAGCGATCAACATTGCTGGCGTTTGGTACGCCTACACGACAGGCATCCCGTTTGCTGAGGCGATGGCTGAAGTATTCTCTGACGATGAGATGCTAATTCTGTCCTCGATCATTGCCTTCTGGTTCGGAAGTCAAGCATTCGGGAAAAAATGAAAGTCAGCCTAGAAACTCTGACTCTGATAAAACATCATGAGGGCGTAAGGATGCGCCCTTACCTGTGTCCGGCTTCGCTATGGACGGTCGGAGTCGGGCACGTCCTGTATCCGCAACAGGCTCGGTTGCCTGTATCCGAACGATTACAGTTCTCGTTGAGGATAGAAGATGATCGGCTCTGGTCTCGCTCTGAAGTGGACGATCTGCTTGCTAAAGACCTTGCGCGATTTGAGCGCGGCGTGGCCCGATATTGCCCTTCTGCTGTTAATCGTCAAGGCCAGTTCGATGCCTTGGTTTCATTCAGTTTCAATGTTGGGCTCGGCAATCTGCAGCGTTCTAGTCTGCGAATGAAACACAACCGTGGAGAGTTTGACGCTGCTTCCGATGAGTTTATGAAGTGGACGAAAGGCGGCGGTCGCGTGTTGCCTGGACTTGTTAAGCGCAGACTCGATGAGCAGCGACTATATCTGCGAGGTTCGCATGGCTAAAAAAATACCTGTCGTGCAAATGTATGACGGGGTTTGGTATCGCGTGAAGGGTTACACCTTTACCGAGTGCTGCGATTGCGCCTTGACTCATAAGGAGCAGTTTCGGCTAGTGGATGGGCAGTTAGAGTGGAGTGCTGTCCGAGATGATAAACGCACCGATGAACGCCGAAAGGGACTCGGCATCACGGTAAAAAGGAAAACCAAACGTGCAAAAGGTAACTGACGATCAGATCATTAACGCTTTGCAGCAGACGAACGGCATACGATCCGATGCGGCAAAGAAACTAGGAATTGGCGAACGTGCCTTGTTAATGAGGCTGAAGAAGATTCAGCAGAAAGGCGGCATAGTTCCTAAGTCAAGTTACGATCCTGCTAGAAACGCAGCCGATGAAAAAGGCTTTGAGTTTACTCCGCTGCCAGATGACGATGTTTCAATCGAAGAACTGATCGAGCAGCGCAAGCGTAAGTTTGCTCATAAGCGAGAGCACGAAGAAGCCTCTAAACTTATCCCGATTCGCGTCAAGATTCCTGGCGCGATTGGTCTCCTTCACTTCGGCGATCCGCACGTTGACGATGACGGCTGCGATATCGAGGCCATCGAGCGACATACGGCTCTGGTCAATGCAACCGAGGGTCTATTCGCTTGCAACGTAGGCGATACCACGAACAACTGGTGCGGACGTTTAGCAAGGCTTTACGCCGATCAGAGCACCTCGGCTGCACAGGCTTGGAAAATTGCCGAGTGGTTCGTCAATCGCTGCAACTGGCTTTATATGATCGGCGGCAACCATGATCTTTGGTCAGGCTCTGGCGACCCGCTCAAATGGATTGCAAAGCAGCAGAACGCGCTCTACAAATCCTCGGAGGCTCGTATCGCTCTGCGATTCCCTAACGGAGCAGAGGTGCGGGTCAATGCTCGGCACGATCACAGCGGCTCCTCGATCTGGAATCCTGCCCACGGCCCGATGAAGGCGGCTCTGATGGGAACGCGAGACCATATCTACGTCGCTGGTCACAAGCATGAGAGCGCCTATAGCGTCCTGAAGGATGCGATCTCGGGTATTACCATGCACGCGATTAAGGTCGCCTCATACAAGGTGTTCGACCGATATGCTAAGGATCGAGGGTTCCGCGATAACGCGCTCTCGCCTTGTGCTGTAACGGTTATTGACCCCGACTTGCCGCCTGACCATCCCGATATGGTCAAGGTATTCTGGGAGCCCGAGGTCGGTGCTGACTATCTGCGGTGGCTGCGATCCAGATGAGACTCGAGGATGACGCGCTAGAGGAGATGGCGTGGGCAGAGCCCGATGCCTGTCAGAACTGCGTTTTCTTTTGCCCTTGGAACGGCGTCGGTTGGGGTTGCTCCCATCCGACCGTTCGAGGGCTGTTGGGCGGCATCTGCCGATGCGATGGAGAACACTTCAAACAGATGCGCCCGTTCAGCATTAAGGGAACTATCGTCGCTCCCTGATTATTTTTTTGTCAGGATTTCCCACTCATCGGCTAACCACTTGGCCTCTCTATGTAGGCCTCTCCTCTGCAGTTGCGCGATGATGAACCATATATCCATCGGCTGACCGTATCCCCACGGAGCCGCTAGAAGTTCTTGCTCGAAAGCGTCATCTTCATCCTTCACCATATATCCATCCCTCCTCTCTTTGCTCTCCACTCGGGGTTTGGCACTCGCCTCCACTCATCCTGCCTTATCTGGTGAAGGGTTCGATACCACCGCCTTAATATGAGTGCGCTTGCGAGCAGCACGAGCGTCAGACAAATAATAAATGCGAGCATTTCCACGTTTGACCTCCTCTCCTGTTCCGTTGCAATAAAGACACCGAAACCAATCCCCGCTGTGATCCTCTATCCATAGCCGACCGAAGCAGCAGGGACAGTTCAAGGCTGCACCATCGAATAACGCGCATACGCTTTACCGTTTCGCGTTTCCTTTTCTGTATTGATGTGCAATCCCTCTTTTCGTAGTTCATCTATCCGAGCAGCGAGTCGGAAACATCCGTATTCGCTTAACGCATCAAGCGGCGTGATGCTCTTACCCTCGAGCAAGTGGGCGCGGATCATTTCTGTCTGTGTCATGTTCCACCTCATCAGTTCCAGGTTCGTAGATAAAAGTATTGCACCGCCAATCGGCGGCTCCTTCCCAAAGGCTGCACCATAGTTGGCCATCTTTGTGAATCGAGTATCGGCACGATAGGCAAGTCATGCCTTACCCTCGCGCCGCAAAACGGTGATCGTTCGGATAACACCTTCGAGGTGCGCTAACCGAACGAAGTCTCTATCGAGGTCGGTATGCTGTCGCCGGTCGATAGCATCGTGGCACGATGAGCAAGCCCACGAGCCTAGCAGATCGTCGGCCTTTAAGCCCATCCCGCTAATCCCTGCCATGCGAACGTGAGCAAGCACAGTCGTTTCTGGGTTGTGGTTACAGATGCCAACGAGCCTTACCATGCAGTCGCGGCCTCGAGCCTCTTTACGCAGTTTCATAAGTAGGCTCCGGTATGACGATGCCGAGATTCGCGCACCGCTGACTGATCTGCTCTAGGTAATCTATAAACTCCGAGCGAGTCATCCGAGAGGATCGCTTAACGGGCTTCATTCGCTTGCGTCCCATGCCTTCGAGCATCTCCCACCCGTATATCTCTCCCAAGAAATACTCGTGCAGATCGTCGGCTTGCCATCCTCGTAGCGTCTCGCCTCCCGCCTCTAGAATGGTCGGATAGACCACACCCCAAAGGTATGCGTTCTGCTGATTTGTGCGAGGCTTCTTGAACGGCTCTACGGTAATCTGCCAAGCGATATCCGTGTCGCGGATCAGGAGAACCACCGCTTGCGCGATGGCCTCCTTGCTTGTCCCTCTTGGAAATATGCGACGCATTAAAACGGAATATCGTCGTTGAACTCAGGATCAGCCGCTTGTGCTTTCGGCTTCGGCGGTGCGTCCTTCTTCGGCTCGACGGAGATGCTCAAGAACTTGCTGCCGTCTTTTTTGCTCTCCTTAACCCATGCCGAGATATTGAAATCCTGTCCTGCTACGTTCAGCGATCCTCGGTACTGCGGTCGCTTCGGATTGCCGCCTTGGTCGTTCTTGAACAGGACGCCTCGGTTGGTGTTGTCATACTCGCTCATCGTTGCTCCTTTGCAATTCTCAAATAGGCTTTAATCGCTGACCTCTCCTTTGCCGTCATCGAATCCGAGACGGCTATGTAGAGATCATGATCGTGGGTGATCCGCTCATGGACAGCGCGAACGGCTTGCGCGATCTCTTTTTCCTCTGCGTCGAGATCAAACGCTTTTCTAAAATCCTCCAAGAACTCTGCTTTCTTTTTCTCGTCTACGTTCTTCCCTAGATCGCCTCGGGGGTCTACCGTAAATCCGCGACCGTGTGCAGCCTCGGCATCATCATCGGTCTGATATACGCCGACGATAGCGGCGAGGGCATAACGCCTCGCGTAACTAATGCCAGAGCCTTGAGCCTGTGCGGTGACCTCTTTCACTTCTCCTGCTTTGCCTTGGGTTGCCAAGATCGGCATATAGCCTCTGATCCACTCCCCGCTGCTATGCGCGAGAGTCGTTACAAGCATCAGACCTCGTTTTGTCGGCAAGGTTGTCTGCACTACCGACAACCCGTTGCTCGTTAGCGGCTTACGGCAAGCAGACCATACCGATTCAAGGTCGGCGTACTTGCTTTTGAAATATGGGTTGGCCGAGTCTTTAACGGCTCCCGTTATATCGGCTTGTGCCTTAGCGAGTGCCGCCGCTAATGCGCCGATGGTTGGACTAGTATTCACTGCAAATCACCTCTCTGGTTGACTTTATTTAAAACGATATCAATCTCACGTAAACAGGCTTGCAGGGCATCCGATAGAGCCTTATTCGCTTTCGCTTCGGCCTCCATTACCTCTGCGACTGACGATTTAAAGTTCTGCATACGCATCTCGAACTCGTACATCTGTTGCTTGTGCTCTTGCACCTGTCTCCAAAAATCATCGTTCTGCATGAGCGGCTCTCTCCTCTGCTGCGGTGCATCCACCGTCGCCACATGGGTCGTTGATGGCTGCGATCACAAATAGAATTGCGATCAGGATCAGTTGCAGTTTGCCGTTACTCATGTTCTTTGCTCTCCTTCCAACGGTCCAACGCGAGGTAGTGGAAATAGTCGGCCTCGGCTTGCTGTAGTTCCCAAGCGTGTTCGCTGATATAGCCGTCGATGCTTGCGTGGATCTGTTCGCTGATCGCTCCTTTGATATCAACTTCGTCGAGGATGACGCTAACCTTCTGTCCGTGAAACTCGGTCATCTCCATGTCCTCGATCTCGTAGGTAAAATCGTCCTCGCCGATCTCGGCTTTGACTACGACGTGCATGACGCACTCGTAGCCGTCGGCGGTCTGAAAATGAATGTCTTGTTCTATTCGCATAGACCCTCCTCGGGGCGGCTTATGCCGCCATCCCTTGAGATTTAGCGATACGAGCGGCGTATCGAGCCTTGGCTTCTTCGAGGTTTTGCTGCGCTCTGGCGTAGGCGACTGAGTGCATCGGATGATCGACCCCGATAACTACCCGACCGCGCTCAAAGTAGTCGGTCATGGCATCAGTGTCGTTTTGATAAAGATCACCAAAGACTTTGTAAAGATCGTGTGAGTAGTCTTTCGAATATAGCGTGACGGCTTTGCTGCCATCGACTCGGTTATCGACCGAGTACCACACCTTGGCTTTGTGAGTACCGTTTGATACGAAGTACTTTTGAAATTTGATCACTTGTCTATCTCCTATCTGTGGAACGTTGTATCTATCAACGGGGTTTACTATACTCCCTCCCCGAAACAAATGTAAACCCCCCTAGGAGAAAAAAGTGACCCCCGCAGAAGCAATGCAGTTTTTCGGCTCCCAGAACAAGATGGCGGCGGCTTTCGGCGTTACCCCCCCAGCCGTCCTCCGCTGGCGACGATCTGGCAAGTTTCCGCCCCGTCGGGAGTACGAACTGCCGGTAGCCATCGAGAGGCATAGAACTCGGCTAGAAGCCCTCCAGAAGCCCTCAGAGGCGGCCAATGAGCAGGGCTGAATATCACAGGGCTTATTACTGGCAGAACGTCCAGAGCCGCAGGGCGACGGCTAGACGGCTACGGGCTCGAGGGCGGCTAGTTAGCAGCCTGATCAGGCTAGTATCCGAGGCGGTAGACGAGGCCAGGACAGAGCGCCCGAGGCCTTTCTGGGTGTAGAAATGAAAACCCCCGACGGGTAGGTTTTCCGTCAGGGGTTTACACCCCGCTTGGGAGCGGGTATCCTTGCTCTAGGGATGAAAAGGATTGAAGGTAGTTTAGCATCGTCTTTACTTCCGTCAATCCCTATCTCCCTCGGCATATCTGGTCGGGGAAACCACGCGCAGATATCGCTTAAATCTAGTCCGGGGCAGCGGGCCACTAGACGCGCAGCACATCGTGAGGAAGCGCGAACCGCAAACGGGAAACCGTTAAAAGTCGCTCACAACAGGATGGCTCCGAAGGTCATATCTGTGTGATGAGGACTAGGCGTAATCCGTCCTCACCACACAGAATCCACCAAAGGTCATAGAGTATTTAGGAGGTTATATGGATACTCAGATCACACATTTAGAAGCCGCATTCAAGATCGCTTTAATGCTCGCAATCACCGCGCCTACAGCGAAGCAATCTCACGAAGCAGTAGAACTAGCCGAGACCTTTGCGCGAGACCTATCACCGGAAACGGTCGAGCGGATCAAGCGCGAACTGGAGGCAGCATGAGCGACGTTTCCAACATTCAGGGATTAGACCTAGCCGCATGGGAACGATGGGTCAGTTATCGCAAAGCAATCAAGAAACCGCTTAAAGATGTTTCGATGCACGCTGCTGCGATGAAACTTGCTAAGTACGGAGATGATCAAGCAGCGGTAGTTGATCAGTCAGTCTCGCAGCAGTGGCAAGGTCTCTTTGATCTAAAAAAATCGAAACCCGCTCCGGGCGAAAAAGTCGAGAAAACCGATAAGCAAAAAGCCGCCGACCTCGCCCAACTCGAGCAGTTGCAAGCGCGCAACGTCAAATTCTGGAACAGCGTAATAGACGACCCAATCATGCGGCTACGTCTCTGCGATGCCTTGCTTGCTCGCTATACGATCCGAGCCGACGATATGGATGTTCCCGATCGCATCGAGGAGTTGAAAAGCAAGGTCGCAGAGTTTATCCGAGTTGCCGATCCTGCAAAGGTATTAGGCGACCCGCACGTTAAGTCAATGGTGTGGAAATTCTTTGGCGACCGCGGCATCAATCGGTTAAAGTCGATGGTCAATGGAACCACCTAAACTAAAAAAAGCCAATCGGATGTGGTGGCAAATCTGGTTGGGACGATTGATCAATACAGCGCGACACGATCCGTTGCCTGTCCAACCGTTCCCAGAGTGGCTACTTGAGAGAGCAATAGCAAGACAGAGAGAGAGGTTGACCCTTGAATACAGACATAAGCGCAATTCGCTCAATGTGGGCGGCAGTCATACTCGGCGCGTTCGTAGAAATGAACAAAAAAGAATCAAACAAAAGGGCGGGCCAGTGGATATTTAGCCACTCGAGTAAGGTCGGTTCGATGCGGTGGATTTGCGATATGTGCGGCTTTGACTATCACAAACTCTGCCATCTAGCGATGACGCGCGAGGGTAGACGCCGAGTGATCCACGGTCGATGAACGTCCTGCTCTCGCTCGCCCTCCTTGCGATCTGCTATCTGATCTCGATGTGGACGGGCGGTGAGATCATTCACGCGATCCTGCTCTATATGCTCCTGCGGATAAACGATCGCTTGCCATGAATGTTTTAGATTTGTTCAGCGGCATCGGAGGCTTTAGCCTTGGGCTAGAGCGAGCAGGGATGAAAACTGTAGCGTTTTGCGAGATTGATAAATTCTGTCGCAAAGTTTTAACGCATCATTGGCCGACAGTACCAATCTACGAAGATATTAAATCGTTAACTGCTCAAAAACTGAAAGAAGACAACATAATCGTTGACGTTATTTGCGGTGGTTTCCCATGCCAGGACATATCAACGGCAGGAAAAGGGGAGGGATTAAAAGGTGAGCGATCAGGATTGTGGCGAGAATATGCTCGACTTATTGGCGAGATACGACCCAGATACGTTATCGTGGAAAACGTCGCAGCGTTGCTTTTTCGAGGATTACCAGACGTTCTCGGAGACTTGGCCTCGCTCGGGTACGATGCGGAATGGCATTGCATACCGGCTTCCTACATTGGCGCACCTCACCGTCGAGATAGAATCTGGATTTTGGCCTACCCCAACAGCAATGGACAAAATAGACCCGAAAACCCCAAAAGCGATCGTAAAAGAAATGAACGAGCAGCGCCCTGGCAGAACATATCTAGCGAATTTGAGGGATCAAGTTGTATGGAGGAGGACTTTCAGCGAAGTCAAAACGAAGTTATTTGCAACCCCGACAACCAAGGCGAATCAATTGGCTCCTTCGATGATGAAGCATCCAGGGTGCAGAGCAATGCTTCCAACTCCGACAGCGAGAGATTACAAAGGGGCGAGGAAGCCGGAGACGATGGAAAAAACTGGGCGCAATCGAGAAACCAACTCATTACCGGATGCCGTGGAGTTTCAAGATCAGCCTGGGAGATTGAACCCAACGTGGGTCGAGTGGCTAATGGGGTTCCCGCTCGGATGGACAGACTTAAATCGTTAGGTAATGCAGTCGTTCCACAAATTCCAGAAATCCTCGGCAAAGCGATAATGAGTCATGCGCTACGCAATGCGTAAAGACCTTAACGATTCGGAGATCACCGAAGCGGTTAAGGCGGCAGGATTCAGCGTAATCGACTATACGAAAGCCGGTCTCGGTATCCCTGACAAACTCGCATTGAAACTGCTGCCGCAGTCCAACGACGACGGAACAGAGATTCACTTTATCTGTTGGCTAGAGATCAAGAGCAAGAACGGGAAACTCTCCGAGATACAGCAGAACGCTAGACAGGTCTGGGAGCCCCGAGGGGAATGGATAGAGGCAAGGACGCCCGAGCAGACGGTTAAGGATTTACACGAAAGGTACAATGCCAAGATCAAACAGGAGTGCGCTCGATGATCGAGTGGACGCGAGTACGGCTAGGACAATGGGGTAAGTGGTGTCGAGGGCGACCTGTCTCGGGCTATCCTTCTGCCTCGGCTTTCGTATTCGCTAACTCGGGAGCGAGAGCCGCCGATGACTTATCCGGTACGCCTGACGATATAGCCGAGATCGACGCAGCGGTGGCTAAACTCTCCGCACCGTTAAGGCAAGTTCTAGTGATGTATTACTGCACCACTGCACCGCTTTGGTTTAAGGCGGCTAGGCTTTACATCAGCCGCCGAACTCTCATGCGTAGGCTACGGACGGCAGAGGAAAAGGTACATTTCTATTTGATTATTGCAGACGCCCCGAAAGTATGATACAAGCGCGCATAATTGGGGTTTCTGTTCCCCGTACGGTCTCGCCTCGACCGGCACACATCCACATGACTACTTGATTGCTTGAGCCGACCACCGAGGCACTTATGCAAATCGACGTTAGAGTTAACATCGAGGAAGCCGTCCGACGTATCGGATGGCAACTAAAAGACGAGATAAACAAGGCTGTCCCGACTACCCTTAATCGCGTTGCGACTTCGGCTAGAGTGACTGCCGTTGGCGAGATCAACAAGATCACAGGACTGAAGCGAACAGCGATTCGCAAACGACTGCCGATCAGCAGGGCAACGAGAGCAGTTCCAGAAGCCAAGATCACCGCCCTGCCTTACGCGCCGAACCTCCGCAATTTCGACGCATATGAAGTCAAGGAAGGCGTAAGCGCAAAGGCATGGAATGTCCGCAAGGTTTACCGTGGCGCGTTCATCGGCAACAAGGATCGCACAGTCTTCACTCGCGTTGACTACCGGCCACCATCAGGCCAGAAGCGGCGGCTCGGACAACATACCCGCAAGGCGCATAACCGCACACGCAACGGTAAGACGTTCAACGTAGCGCAGCACACGGTCGGGAGCGGTGCTCGTAAGCCTAGATCAGATATCCGACCATTGTTCGGCCCATCTGTGCCGCGCACGTTCATACAAGACACCGTGAATCGTTCCATTAGGAAGACAATCGATCAGAAGTGGCCGATAGAGTTTGAACGACAGATCGCTTTCAGACTGTCGAAGATATGACCGAAAGATGGTCAATCACAACATATCAACAGACTTATCAACAGACTTGAGCAGTTATGCACAGGATTATGTGAGTTATTCACAGGATACCCACGGGTCCTCCCATGGGGTCTTAGCCTCGCGGGTTACGCGGCCGCGAAAA